AGAGGAACAATGGAAAGAAATAAGCAAATTGCTATCATCGGATACGGATTCGTAGGTAAAGCTACAGAGTATTTGTTTGATATGTTTTATCCTGGAACGGATATTCAAATACATGATCCTGATCAAGGTTATGAAATAGAAAATTGGAATGGTATTCAATATGCTTTTGTATGTGTTCCAACTAACCTAAAGGGTGATAAATTAGATGTCAGTATTATAGATAAAGTATTAAATGATTTAACTAAAAGATCATGTGCTGATACTGTAACACCTGTTATAAGAAGCACAATAGGTCCTGATCAAGCACAGGGGTTAGTAGCTAAATATGGTGCAATAATTATGCCAGAGTTCTTAAGAGAAAAACATTGGAAAAATGATGTATTAGATAGAACTATTCCTATTCTTGTAGGAGGCCATTATTGTGTTGACTTTATTGAATATATGAAAAATTCTAACTATGAAGATAAAGAAGTATTTGTTACAGATCCTATGACAGCAGCTACAATAAAAATATTTAGAAATGCTGCACTAGCAGTAAATGTAGGATTAGCAAATGACATTAAAGGCGTATGTGATATATATGGATTACGTTATTATGATGTTAAAGAGTTTTTTACGAATGATAAAACACTAGGCAATCATTGGCAAGTCCCTGGTCCAGATGGACAGGAAGGTTTTGGTGGAACTTGTTTACCAAAAGATTTGACTCATGCTTCTGGCCTCGTGTATAATGAGAACAATATTATGAAAACGGCCTTGGAGGCTAACAAAACTAGGAGAGATGATGAGTAGTTTGATAGAAAGAATTAAGAAAAATTCTACAATAAAAGAGTCTGATGTAATTGCAGATTCTAAATTCCTAAATGATAAGGACTTGATACAGACTTCTGTTCCAGCAGTTAATGTTGCATTGAGTGGTAAACTTGATGGAGGTTTGACTCCTGGACTTACAGTATTTGCAGGTCCTAGTAAACATTTTAAGACGGCTTTTGCTATGTTATTGGCAAAGGCATATTTAGATAAGTATGAAGATGGAGTTATCCTATTTTATGATAGTGAGTTTGGTGCTCCACAACAATACTTTGACACATTTGAAATAGATACAAATAGAGTAATACATAGTCCTATTACAGATATTGAACAACTGAAACATGATAGTATGCAGCAGTTGAATAATCTGGAGAGAGGAGATCATGTAATGATTATTGTAGACTCTGTAGGTAACTTGGCATCTAAGAAAGAAGTAGAAGATGCTTTAGATGGTAAGAGTGTAGCAGACATGACAAGAGCTAAACAAATGAAGTCCTTGTTTAGAATGATTACACCTCATTTAACAATTAAAGATATTCCTGCTATTGTAGTGAACCACACATATAAAGAAATAGGATTGTTTCCTAAAGATGTTGTTAGTGGTGGCACAGGCATTTATTATTCAGCAGATAATATCTATATTATTGGAAGACGACAACAAAAGACAGGAACAGACATTACAGGTTATGAATTTATAATTAATGTTGAGAAGTCTAGGTTTGTTAGAGAGAAGTCTAAGATTCCTGTAGAAGTATCTTGGGAGGCAGGTATTAGTAAATGGTCTGGCTTACTTGATATGGCAATAGAATCTGGACATGTTGTGAAACCTGCTAATGGTTGGTATCAGAAAGTAAATCCTGAAACAGGCGAAGTATTGCCTGAGGCAAAGGTAAGACTAAAAGATACACAGACTAAAGAGTTCTGGTTGCCTATATTACAAGACAAAACATTTTCTGATTGGATTAGGAATAGATATACTATAGGCGCTGTTGATATGATGGCAGCAGAAGTATCGGACGAAGATATTGAAAAAGAATACGACAAAGTGTGATAGGTGTGGAATAACACTAAATCTAAATAAAGACAAAGCATATTGTTTTCATGATGATGAAAGTGAGATGTATATTTGCGAAAAATGTGTGAAAGAAGTTTACAACGAGTTTATAGATGAAGAACAGAATAGAACAAGTAATTCTTGAAAACCTAATTAAAGATGATGACTTTGTAAGAAAAGTCATTCCTTTTCTAAAGCCTGAATACTTTATGGCATTTGAAGACAATAGAGTCTTTAAAGTAATTTATGACTTTGTAGAAAAATATAATAATCCTCCTAGTAAACAAGCAATCGTATTGGCATTGAATGAAGATCAGACTTTGAATGAAGATAGTCATGCTAAATGTATGGAGGTTGTAAATACATTAAATGGTGATGAGGTAGACAAAGCCTGGTTACTAGATGAAACAGAAAAGTTCTGTAAAGATAAAGCACTATATCTAGGTGTTATGGAAAGTATCCAGATTATAGATGGTAAAAAGAAAGACATGTCCACAGATGCTTTGCCTGATATTTTATCTCAGGCTTTACAAGTAGGTTTTGATACTAACGTAGGACATGATTATATAGAAGACGCCGATGAAAGGTTTGACTTTTATAACAGACTAGAAGAGAAGGTTCCTTTTGATCTTGATATGTTTAATAAGATTACAGAAGGTGGCTTATCTAACAAAACACTAAATATTGCTCTGGCAGGCACAGGTGTTGGTAAATCCTTGTTTATGTGTCATATGGCATCTGCTAATATTGCAGCAGGTAAAAATGTCCTATACATAACTCTTGAAATGGCAGAAGAAAGAATAGCAGAACGTATTGATGCTAATCTATTGAACTTGCCTATAATGGAACTCAAGGATTTATCTAAACCTATGTTCCAGGACAGAATACAAAAACTAAAAGATAGTTATGAAGGTAGATTAATTGTTAAGGAATATCCTACAGCGTCTGCACATAGTGGACACTTTAAGGCTCTTATAAATGAATTAAAACTAAAAAGGAATTTCTTCCCTGACATTATTTTTATAGACTATTTAAATATATGCACAAGTTCAAGATTTAGGCCTGGTAGTAGTGCTAACTCCTATACTATTATTAAGAGTATTGCAGAGGAGTTAAGGGGCTTAGCAGTAGAAACAGATGTTCCTATTGTAAGTGCTACACAAACAACAAGGGGTGGCTATGATAACAGTGATGTTTCTTTAACAGACACCTCAGAGAGTTTTGGTTTGCCTGCTACAGCGGACTTAATGTTCGCGATTATTAGCACAGAAGAACTAGAACAGATGGGACAGTTTATGATTAAACAATTAAAGAATCGTTATGCTGACCCTACAAGAAATAAAAGGTTTATGATTGGAGTTGATAGAGCTAAAATGAAATTGTTTGACTTGGAAGAGTCAGCACAAACAGCTCTAACAGATTCCAACATAGACGTCCCCGTGTTCGACAGAGGAAAACAGGAAGACAAATATGGAGACATTAAGTTTTAATGGGATTGATTGGGAAGTATTGGATACACCAATCGCGAAAAGATATTCAGAGTTTCTAGAAGGTAGAGGAGACACAAAACAATTCTTCTACATGGGAGAAACAAAAACACAAATCCAAGACGAAATAGAAAAGATAGCATACATGAAGGGTGCTCCTACAATGGACTTAAATGACCTACATGAATATTTCGCAGATCATGAGGAAGATGAGGACTTACAAAGACTAAATCATCTTATTCATTATTATGAATTAGTAGATAATAACTATCCTCCTCGATGGGGTTTTGAACCTTCAGAAGATTATATTGGCTTGCTTGAGGAAGACTTTAGTGAGTTTACATTAACAAGACAATATGGTTATTTGTATATAGGTTATCCTCATGTAGGTAAACATTTTGCAGAATTAGTTTTTTCTAATGATATTGATATTAAAAAGGAACAATATCATCCTCAGGAAATATGTAGAACAAATTTCTTCTGTTGGTTAGGACAAGAGATTTCTAGCCCGCCTGTTACGTTTTGGAATAAGGCACAAAGAGTCCATAAAAGGCTCAAAGATAGATTAGAATTGCCTGAATTAGACGACCCAGCACTACGAATGGGCTATATTCCGTTCGCCAAGTTAAAGACTCGTATAAATAGTAATGAACTTGTTAGTCATCTTTTGAAAGTGAAACAAGGTTCAACTAATTATACGGAGTTATTTAATGGCTGAAGGTAAAAGAGAAAATTTTGTTGAGATAAGTCTTGACGAATATGAAGAACTAAAAGCACAAATACCAGACCCAGACGAAGAAAAAGTTTCTGGCAAACCTTGGTGGCAAGCACCAGATGAAAGAGGTTGGATTTGGGTAGCACCTGAGTATTTCAGTAGATGGAGATTATTTCCACGTGCTTTTATATCCATGTATATCTACTTGTTATTTGAAGTAGTAACATGGTTTATGGCTCTACCTACTCCTGGTGCAGAACAAGCAGGTCTTGTTTCTGTTATTGTAGGAGCTGGAGCTGCCTGGTTTGGATTATATGTTAATTCTACATCAACGGATTTTAAGAAAGAGTAAACAATGCCAACAATAGAATTATCAGAATACTATGTCCAGTTCATAGGGTTTTTACTCACCTTGATTATAGGTCTAGGTTTGAAAGATTGGGCTGGTTCTTTTATAAAGGGTATGAAGTTTAGAATAAATCCTGCTTTTAAAGAAGGCGACAAAGTAATATTAGATGGGTGTCCTGCACTAATTGTTAAGATAGGATACTCAGAAACAGTATTTGGTGTATATGGAAAAGACGGTTATACATGGCGTTATGTTCCTAATACACGAATAGAGTATTTGAAATTAGAGAAGATTGTAGATACTGAATTGCACAGAGATACACAAGAAGAGAAAGCACAAAAAATTATAGATGCTTTACAAGACTCAAAGATCAAACAAAATGGAGATGCAATAGAAAAAATTAAAAATGGAGAAAAGTGATGCCGGCAAAGTTCAAACCAAGCCACAAAGTCTTCGTCAAAGGTAAAGACGGAAGACCCACCAAACGAGTAATAATGCAACATTATTACCTCAAACAAACATCAACAGATGAGATTATAGAAGCCATTAACAAGGGTAAACGTAAGCACAGAAACAAATTTATCAATGAATTGAACCGTAGAGGCGTGAAATTAGTGTGGAAAACCGAAGAAGAATTGGCTTTAGACACCTAACTTACTGATATAGAACCAGAAAAGATTCTATAAAAAGGTTGACTTTTGGTTCGCCAGAGTGCATAATAACGGTATATTTAGTAAAAAGGTAAAGAAAATATGAAAACATGGGAACAACTAACAGAGAGAGAACAGTTACTTACTTATATCTCTGATGTCCACAAGGACGCATATGGCTTTAGGCCACGTGGTTCTTACGACAGCTATTCTGTAGTTGAGCTCAGAGCAGAGTTAGACAGACTTTGTGAGATTGCTGAAGAAGAATATAA